TGTGGCCGGTGGAGATCAACGTCTACCGGGCGCCGGAGCGGCTGACCACATACGACTGGGTGCGCGCCAACCTGCGCCTGCAGGCCGGGCCGATGCGCGGCCATCTATGGGACCCCGCGACCGTGCCCTACGCCCGGGCGATCATGGATTGCTGGGACGATCCCAGGACGCGCGAAATCCTGCTGGCCGGGCCGAGCCAGGGCACGACCAAAACCACGATCGCGCAGGGCTGCGTCCTGGCCGCGCTGGCTCGTCGGCCGACGTCGGTGGGTTTCGGGTTCTCGGTCCGAGACCAGGCGCAGCGGGTGTTCGAGGAGCGGATCATCCCCTACATGCGGGGAGTTCCGGCGCTGCGGCGGCTGATCTCCCCCTCGCGCCACGCCGTGACCGGCACGGCCGTGGAGCTGGTGGACGGCTCGCACATCTACGGCATGTGGTCCGGATCGGACCCGTCCTATTCCTCGGTGTCCATGGAGATCGTGCACATCAGCGAGGAGGACGATTTCGAGGATCCGGCGGCCGTGGACAAAATGCGTGAGCGCAAAGACATCTACGAGCTGGTGGGGACGGCCAAAGTTTTTCGCGAGACGAAAATACGCGGCGAGGTGCAGGCGCGGCGCGACGGCGAGGAACGGATCACCTCCTCGATCTACCGCGACGCGCTGCGGCGCGCCTCGACCTGGATGCGCTGGGCGGCGCGATGCCCTGCCTGCGGACATATACAGATCATGCGGGCCGAGCAGATCAAGGCCGTTTCGCTCGACGGGCGGCCGGTGACCGACCCGCGCAGGATCCGCGACGACGACCTGGCGCGCTACCAGTGCGAGGAGTGCAAAATGCTCTGGTCCGACGCCGCGCGGCGCGAGGCGCTGCGCACCGGCGAGGCGAGGTGCGAGCGCGGCGCTCCCGGCGGATCGGTGGTGTTCTGGCGGCTGTGCTCCTGGGAGACGATGGGAGGCAATCTCTCGCGCATTCTGGCCGACCGCCTGGAGGCGGAGGGCGACCCGCTGCGCCTCAAAAACTGGCACAACAACAACGCATCGGAGCCCTATCGCCAGGTGATCAGGACCACGGACGCGGACGTGGTGCGGGCGTGCATCCGGCGCGACGTGGACGAGGAGACCGGCGAGGTGCTCTACCCGTCGAAGATCGTGCCGCCCGAGGCGCTGGCCCTGACCTGCGGGGTGGACGTGCAGCAGCGCGGCTTCTGGTTCGTCGTCAGGGCCTGGGCCAGGGAGCGGCATTCCTGGCTGGTGGATTACGGGTTCATCCCGCGCCCATGGTCCAACCTGGAGGATTTCCTGCTCAACACCAGCTATCCGGCGCGCGGCCTGCCGGGCATCGTGTACCCGATCTACCGGACGTTCGTGGACATCGGCGGCGGCCGCATGGGCTCCGACCGAGCAACCATGACCGACGACACGCTGGCCTGGCTGCAGCGCATGGGCCCATACGGCAGGATTCACGGCTGCAAGGGCGCGGCGCGCGCCATGAGCCTGCCGGTGCGCAACACGCACTGGATAGGGGGGCGCGGCAAATTCAAACTGTTCCAGGGCGCGGTGGACGGCTACATGGTTGACCCCAACTCCCTGAAAGACTTGATCGTTTCGCGGCTGAACCCGAGCAGCCCCCAGGTCATGTGGCTGCACGCGGAGACCAGGGAGTACTACCTGCGCATGCTGACCTCGGAGCGGAAAATCATCACGGACACGGGCCGGGCCGTGTGGGACGCGGGCAAACGGGCGAACCACCTGCTCGACTGCGAGGTCTACGCGGCTGCGGCGGCTGATCCGGCGTGCACACCGGCGCTGCACCTGCTGTCCGCGCCGCACAGGATATCGCCGCGTCCCTCGGGTTCGCGGCCGGAGGCACGGGGAAATGCGGAGCACAACACACAATCCAGGAGGCGGCTGTGGTGAGGAGCGAGAGCGCGTTGATCGGCATGGACGAGATCTGCACCTATGTGCGGCGCAGCGCGCCGACCGTGCTGCGGTGGATCAGGTGCAGGAATTTTCCGGCCTGGCAGGATGGGCGGGGGTGCATCTGGCAGTCGGACAGGCTCCTGATCGACGACTGGAACCGCGCGCAGGCGGAGAACGCCAGGCGCGGCGCGGCGTGAATCAAATGACCAGCTCTTGCCATTTCCGGCGCGCTGGCGTATGGAGGTTGCCAGGAGCTCGTAACTCCTCTATTCCAGAGGCGGCCCCACGCCCGTCAGTCTTCGTGGGATTTTTCGCTTTCCGGTCACGGAAAGCCTCTCGGCTGTCAGCCGGGTGTGGGACGAATACAAGACCCGCAAGGGGAATACTCCCGCCGTCCTCTGGCGGTTACGAGCACCCGGTTTCGCTGATCGTACAGCGATGCCAATCGTATATCCAGAGGAGCCCATCATGACCGCACAGATCAGCCGCATCGCCCCTGAACCGCCCAATCCCGCCCTCAACCCCGATTCCCTCGACGCCCGGCTTTTCGACCTGCTCTCGGGTTTCGAGTCCCTGGCCGCGCTCCTGCGCGACGCGGGACACGACCTGGCCGCCGACGTGCTCGGGATGGCCTGCGCCGGTGCGCAGGCCGAGGCGGCGCGCCTGTGCTCGGCCGTTTCGTCGGGCGTGGGCAGCATCGTGATCGAGGATCGCGGCGCACGGCTGCAAGGGCCGGACGGAGGCTGCCATGTCCGCTAGCCCCATCCCGTTCGCCTTCGAGGACCACCTTGTGCGGGCCGTGCGCGACGCCAGGGGCGAGCCCTGGTTCGTGGCCAAGGACGTGTGCAGGGTGTTGGAGATTTCCGATCATCACCAAGCCATCGACAGCCTCGATGACGATGAACGGGGTAGGTATAATGTACCCACCCCCTCCGGCAATCAGGAGATGAAGACGGTTTCCGAATCCGGCCTGTACTCCCTGATCTTCCGCTCGCGCAAGCCGGAGGCGCGGCGATTCCGGAAGTGGGTGACGGCGGAGGTGCTGCCGAGCCTGCGCCGGACAGGAGCCTATTGCCGCACGGCCGCGCGGCAGCCGCAGCCCGAGGAGCGGCCGCATCTGGTCCTGAAAGGTTCGCTGCGCGCCTCGGCGCTGCACGCGGCGGTGCAGGTGGCCAAGATGCAGAACGGCGACGAACAGGAGGTCGAACGCCTGTTCGCGCGCTACTGCTTCCTGTTCGCGGAAAAGCCCGCGAGCGTCCCCACGACCGCGGCGGCATTCGAGCTGGAGGCGTGGGCCGAGTCGAACCTGCGCCGGACCAAAGACCCCGGACGCGGCAGAAACATCCGCCATCTGGTGACGCAGGCGCGCGACCTGTACGCCGCCTACCACGACTGGAGCGAGCGGCGCGGGCTCGCGCCGGTCTCGCAAAGGGCCTGGGGCAGATGGATGCGCGAACGCTTCGAGTTCCGGGAGTCCTACGTGCAACTCTACTTCGCCATGCTCGGCTTGCCGGGCGAGACTGGCAAGACCGCCTGACGCGGCCATGCCGACACCGCATCACCAAGCCCCCGCAAGGGGGCTTTTTTGCGCCTCGAATCAGCCTGCCAAAAACCATGTCAATAGCAAAAATTAAAAAATATCGAAAAATCCTGCGAAATATCGCAAAGAATCGCAAAATATTCGAAACCCCCTGAAAACCGGGTGTAGGGTCGTGGCTAACCGCAGGGTGCGTTTTCAGCGCACCGCACACACTGGCAGGAGTTCGCATGGCCCTCACGTTGGAACAGGTCGAACAGGCGATCGAGACGGTCCTCGTCGAGGGGCAGTCCGTGACGATCGACGGCCAGACCGTGACGCAGGCCAACGTGCAGTCGCTGCTGCGGCTGCGCGACGACCTGCGGGCCAAAGCCACGGCCGACCGCCGCCAGGCGCACGGCCGCACGGTGGCGCGGCGCGCGCCGGGGTGCTGGTGATGCTGGCCCGTCTCGGCGCGTGGCTGAGCTCGCGGCGGACCCGTCGCCAGACCGTGGAGCGCGTGCGCTACGCAGCCGCCCAGGCGGACAAATTGGGGTTGGGCTGGGCGCAGGCCGGGATGAGCGTCAACGATCTGGTCACCCAGGCCGCGCCCATGGTGCGCGCCGGGGTGCAGCAGCTCGTGCGTGATTTCCCGCCGTTTCACCGCGCGGTGAACAACATCGTGGCGTTCCAGGTCGGGACGGGCATCGTGTTCCAGTCCAGGGTGTACGGACCGGACGGACGGCCCGATCAGCGCGTCCGGCAGCGCATCGAGGAGTGCCTGACCAGGGCCTACGAGTCCATGGACATATCCGCATCCCCCGCGTTCGCGCAGGATTTCAACGAACTACAGTCGCTGGCCAAACGGCAGGACGCCGAGACGGGCGAGTTCCTGGGCGTGTGGCAGCCCCATCGCGACCGGCGCGGGAAATACCTGCGCAACGGCCTGGCGCTCTACGAGACCCACCGCCTGACGGATTTCAACGCCAGGCCCCAGGGCGGCGGCAAAATCATCGGCGGCGTGGAGCACGATCCGCGCGACGGCAGGATCACGGCGTTTCACGTTGCGGACGACGGATTCGCCGCCAAGACCGTCCGTATCCCGGCCGAGCACTGCCTGTTCGGGTTCGACCGCAGGCGGCCCGGCCAGTTGCGCGGCATCTCGGATTTCGCCTGCGCCGTGCTGATCGCCCGCAGCCTGGGCGACGCGGTGCACGCCGAGGTGGACGCGTTCAACATGGCGAGCAAATTCCTGGCCATGGTCGAGACGCCCGACATCGAGACGTTCCAGCGGCTGCGCGACCTGCACCGTCAAGACGAGACCGCCACGGGGCGCAAAATCGAGCGCCTGGAAAACGCGGTCATCGAGTACCTGCGGCCGGGCGAACGGGTGACGCTGGCGAGCAACACGCGCGGCGGCGAAGCGTTCGAGGCGTTCTCCTCGTTTCTGCTGCGGCTGGTCTCGATCGCCAGCTCCATCCCCTACGAGATTCTGACCGGCGACTACTCGGGCATGAACTACACCACACTGCGCGTGGCCAGGAACGATTTCGCGGCGATCATCGCCCCGCACGTGCGCCGTCATGTGCGCCAGTTCTGCCGCCCGGTGGTCTGGCGCATCCTGGACGACGCGGTGCTGGAGGGGCGACTGGACCTGCCCGGCTACTGGGCCGACCCCTGGCGTTACCGCGAGGGGCAGTTCGTGCTGCCTGGAATGCGGCCGCTCGATCCGCTGCGCGAGGCCAAGGCCGCCAGCGAGGCCATCAAGGCTGGGCTGCGCTCCCCGCAGGAGGTGATCCTGGATCGCGGCGCCGACCCCGAGGAGGTGCTGGACGAGATCAAAACCTGGCGTGAGATGTGCGCCGAGCGCGGCCTCGATTTCGAGTCCTCGATGCAGGGCCTGACCACGGCCCTGGCGAACAACCCGGCCGCCGTGGCCGGTGAGGAGGACGGCGACAGCCGCGCGCGGCCGGGCCTCCGGGAGAGTCTGCAATGATCGACCATGTTCACGTTGACCGCGTGCGCAACGCGGAGGACCTCTCGCGGCGCACGCTGTCCCTGCGTCTGGACGGCGAGGGCCGTCCGGCCTCGCTCGACGAGGGATCCAGGACCGTCGAGGTCGTGGCGGCCACGCAAACGCCCGTGACCGTCTACGACTACGAGCTGGGCCGCGTGGGCGAAATGCTGCTGATGAGCGGCTGCCGCATCCCCGAGTCCGGCAGCGTGCCCCTGCTCGACACCCACGGCCGCTGGAGCGTGCGCGACGTGATCGGCTCGGCGCGCGGCCTGCGCGTCGAAGGCGAGACCCTGCTGGCCAGAGCCAAATTTTCCGAGGATCCCGACGGACAGGCCGCCTACGACAAGGTCCGCGCGGGCCACCTGACAGACGTTTCGGTGGGCTACCGCGTGCATGCCTACCTGCGTGTGTCCGAGAATTCCGAGGCGCAGATCGAGGGTCGGACGATCACGGGTCCGATGCTCGTGGCCACGGACTGGGAGATCAAGGAATTGTCGTTTTGCCCCATCGGGGCCGACCCCAACGCCAAGGCGCGCGCCGCGGCGGAAACTCAAATGGAGGACGCCATGGACAAATGGCTGCGCAAAATGCGCGAGAGACTGGGCATGCCCGCCGACGCCACCGAGGAGCAGGTGCGGGCCGAACTGGAGCGGCGCGCCGAGGAAACCAACAACGCGCCCGATCCCGAACCCGAACCCGCGCGTCCGGCCGTTGAGCCCGATCCCGCGCGGTCCGCGTCGGCGGCCGAGCGTCAGCGGGCCTCCGACATCCTGGCACTGTGCGAGCGCCACGGCGTGGAGCCCGAGCGCGCCCGCAAATGGATCTCGGACGGCATCAGCGTGGAGCAGGCGCAGCAGTCGGTGCTGGACATCCTGGCCGCGCGGCGCGAGGGGGAGGCCCCGGCCGCGCGCGGGAGCGTGACCATGGGCGCGACCGAAACCGAGCGCCATCGCGTCGCCGTGATCGACGCGCTCTGCCTGCGCGCCGGTCTGCGCGTGGAGACCCCGGCGGACGGCGCACGCGACCTGATGTACCTGTCGCTGCGCGATCTGCCGCGTGAGTATCTGCAGCGCGCGGGCCTGTCCGTTTCGGGCAGTCCGCAGGAGATCGCGATGCG